TCCTCCGAGACTTCCATTCCCCACGACGCGCAAGTCCGGTGAAAGGTTTTATGGCCCATGCCATAACCAGCACCGAGAATAGCAGCCTTACCCAATTGCCTCTGGGCTTTGGTAATCTCGGTTTCAGTAACGTTATATATTTTGGCGGCCATGGTAACATACAAATCATCTCCTTTTTTAAATTGATCTAACGCTAAATTACAATTCGCAAGCCACGAAACAACCCGAGCTTCAATAGCGGCGAAATCCGCCACATATAGGGACTTCCCTTTGGGCGACGCTATCATGCCCCTAATGCAACTAGATAATTGCAACATAGGGGCAACCTCGTGTGCGTTTATTTTGGCAATATCCTTTTTAACCACAGAATCCACCACGTCGTCGATCTGATCGGACGCGACGGAACCTTTTGGTAAATTTTGGAACTGAACCAAGCGGCCAGCCCATCGTCCGGTTAGTGCGCCATAGTAAACAAACGCATCTCGGATACGATCGCCTTCTGACATACTGGATAACAGCCGTTGGTACTTGGCCGTGGACGTTTTATATTGCGAACGAATCTCCAACACTCGTTTTACTTCTTTATCTTGAACCCAGTTGAGACAATCGGCCACGGCTTCTTTAGTCAAGGATTGCAAACCGACACTGCGCTCGTTGGCCCACTCGATTAATTTATCTCGTTGGCTTACTGCGATACCGCCGGTTATTTCTTTGGCTTCTTTATCAAGCTGTTCGGCGTATAGGGCGAGTAGCTCTAGTGCGTTTTGTACACCTTGTCGATCAACGGGTACGCCTCGGTAATTAATGCGCTGGTCCAACGCCCACACTTTTTTTTCAAACCCAAAGTCTTGGGTGAAGTGGTGGCTGATTGCTCGTTCAGTACGAACGTCTTGTAGACAGTAGTCGTACAGCTTCTTGAGTTTAGTATCGTCCTCGAGATAAGTAAGCCCGTCTTTAGTCTTTCGGGGTTTACTCAGTTGAAGCATAATAGCCCGGCCTTCGGTGTCTTTATTTTCTTGTAGCCCTAGGGCCATGGGGGCTGTCTTCAAATCTCGGGGCACGCCCCATCGGGCGCACAATGCTGCGGAGCATCGCCATTGCTCTGGCTTTATCTCTGGCCATCCGTATTTCTTTACGCATATAGATTCCCATAGTGCTCGCTCAAACATGGCATTGTGCGCCTCAACGATCCCACCCATATCAATGTGCAAGGCTACTATATCTGGCAGCTCGGAGCCTATTACTAGGTTAGGCTCCGTATCTGAGAAAGCGTAGGCCATGCACAAGATCTCTGTAGTTGGGTCTTGTGCGTATCGCCACGAACCACTGGCTGTTAGGTCGCAATACGACCTTGTTTCGAAGTCGATATATAGCATGAGTGCGCCCTAGCTCAACAAATCTGAGTTGTCTGTTGTGACCTCTTGATCGTCAAACGCTTCCATAAGTTTATCGACTTGGGATGACGTCGTTTTACCGTCGCCCATTGGCTCACCGTCTCGGTGTTTTTGGACAGCGGCTAAATAAAACTTAACGCCTTTATTGCCGAGGTGATCGTACGTTCCGGCGTTAACTAACGCGCGACCGTAACACCCACCGTACAACTCATTGCGTCCCTCCTCTGGGGTCATAAGCTCGCCCTTAGCGTTTTTTAAAAGTGGTGCTTGATTCTTAGTGTCAAGTGAAACATAGATCATATCTTCGTACCCGGGCTTGATCTCACCCTCTTTATCGAGGTTTGCGTTGCCGTCTTTAAAGGGTACTCGAATCTTCTTCACCAACTCGGGTGTTGCTTTTGGCCATTGTTCTTTGATTAAATCTTTAATGATTTTGTTTAAAGCTGATAGGTCGGTATCTTTAGCGAACAACAAATCGACACACCATTTCTCGATAACTCGGCCGTCGATTTGAGTACTTAGTTTATCTACTAAATAAGGGTACGATAGTTTACCCACTGGGGTGACCACGTTGTTCTTGTAACTTTGTTTTGCCATTTTAATCTCCTTGATCTAATAAACTTGTTAACTCGTTGCCTAAATTATAAGGCTCTCTTTTATCGGTGTCCGAAACCAGTACTGGTTTTTTCTCTGGCACCATAACATATTGTTGCACAACCTCCTTGTCATCGACTAACTTTTCCATCTTGGCTGGGGACTTGAGTTTAATATCGAAAATGTCGAGGCCGTATTTGCTTTGTAATTCTTCTGCAACTTTACTCTCATTAATCCATTTGCGGGTGGCTCGGCCACCTAATACTAATTTATGTCTCGGAATCTCACAACCTTCTAAAGCTAGATTATAACCATAGGCTTCAACCGCTGTCAACCACTTCTTTATAGCACTGGCGTTTTCTAGTACCTTGCTAATCGTTTCCATGTTCAACTGCTCGACCTCCGGCAACGACGTAACATCACCTTCAATATCAGTTTTAGTTGTGACGTTGCTAATGCGTTTAAGCTCTGGGCATACGCCTTTAACTTTACAAAACTGGCACCATGGACCTTGGCTGTATTCTGGGTCTTCTTTTACCTTCTCGTACCTTCCTTCGAGAAACGCTTGGAACGCAATCAACGATCGAGCCGGCACTTCAACTTTACGAATTGGATCGCTGTCCATCCGTGGCTGAACGATAGATACATAAAACTTTTTACCGCACATAATGTCCAGCCCTTCAAGCTCTATTGCGCCCAACAAATAGTAAAGCAGTTGAGGGTTGTTCTCTGGTTGCACACTAATACCTTGGCCGTATTTAAAATCGATAACCGTGAGGGTTGTCTTTGACGAAACGATAGCATCTGCGGTGCCAAAAAAGTGACCACCGTCAATAGAGTCTAGGCGGATACGTTGCTCGACATATAGCTTACTGGTTTTCTTAACGTGTCGCCGGACGTAGTTCACGTACATGATAATGGCGTCGATCATCTCGTCGGGCAAAGTGCCAACCGAAGCTATGGGTAGCACGCCTTTTAAAATCTCGGCGGCTATATCATGCGCCGTGGTCCCTTCGTTAGCATAATCGCTTGACTCCTCAAACGTTTTAGCTTGGGAAGCCAAACATGGTTGTGCGGTACAGTTAGTCCAAATGTGTGCGGCTGATGCGCCGAATAGTGAATGCGCGCTCATAGCACGCTCCTCAAATGCCCATGTGCCCCCTTGATATGCGCTACGAATTCGGCAGGAAAATACGTTTGTATCGGTTCGAGCTCGCGTTCGTATCGCTCTAGTAGTTTTAGTTTTAGCTCACCTTCCTCAGCATCTAGTATTAAGTTTTTTAAATTACACACTCGGTCTGCTGTTTTTACTGCCATGGCGTAACGACCGGCATTGCGAATTTTACCAATATAGTATTCACTGGTTTCGTGCGGGTCTCGGGTCACCGCTTTAACTATCGTATTGATACACTGATTGAACTCTCTATCAAGCAGTTCCGCAGTACATTGAGTGTCCTCTACTATGTCATGAAGGTAGGCAGCCGCAACAGCGTCTACATCGGTAATGTCAAGCTCTAGTATTAAAAACGTGGCCACTTGACGCAAGTGTTCTATGTAGGGTAAGCCCCTATACTTCTGCCCTTCATGATACGTAATCGAAAAATTTCTCGCTTTTTCAACTAACACGGGTCGCTCCGGCTCTGAACGAGTTTGCCATGCGCTTAACCAGATCATCTAATGCTCGGTTCTTTGGGTCTAGTATTTCGTCAACGTAGGACAGCCCCCAGTTTTCGACAACCGATAAGTCCAATAGGTTGTGGTGTATATGCACCCGTGCGCCCGGGAGCTTGCTGCCGTCCTTGGCTACAAAATACCCATACGTTGCGTCGAAACTATAACAGCTCGGGAACGCGTGTTTACTACCAACCCCCAAGCGTTTAACGAGTCGAGACGCGTATTGAGCCGTCATGTCTAGGTTCTTTTCTAACCCAACAATCTTACTAAGTTTCTCCGTTCTGTGGTCAATTACTTCCATTATTTTAAAACCTCCTTAATCTTTCTCTTTTTAAAAAACATTGATCTCATTATAACATGGTCGATGCTATCCTTCACAACCAATACTTGCGCCGTTACTTTATTGTTCTGACCAATGCGGTGGCAGCGATCGACTGCTTGGTCCATCTCTCCGGGCACCCAACTGTTCTCTACAAATACCACGTGACTGGCTGCGGTTAGGGTGAGTCCAGTGCCAGCAGCTTGTATCTGGCCAATAAATACTTTAGTGTCTGCGTCTTTTTGAAACCGATCGACGTAGCGTTGGCGATCTGTTGACGCAGTACCGCCATAGACTAGCACCGCCCCTTCCTCTTTAAACGCTTCGTACAACCCTTCACATACGGCCTTGTGGTACGCAAACACCACAACCTTTTCAACGCCACTCGCCATTACATCTTTAATGTAGCTAATGCTCTGTGGCAGCTTAGCTTCTCCAAGCTCTCGACGGATAGTAGCCATCTCGCCGATAAGGTTGGCGTCTGGTTTCTCTAAGATTTTATTCACGTCGAACAATCCCTCTTGCTTGACTATCTTTTTAGTGTCCTTGGTTTGCTCCATGGGAATAATCTGCATCGTCTTGCTTGGCAAATCGGTAAGCACATCGGCCTTTAGTCGCCGCAACATGACGGTGCGTTTGAGTCGGTAGTTTAACTCGTCGGTACAACTGGCCCCCTTAACATCAAAACCAAACGGGCCCTCTTTACCGTTACAAAACTTATACCCGTACTTTTTATAATTGTCGTATGGCTCAACCGCTTCTCGTTTTAAAAACCGAAGGATGCTATACAACTCTATCGGGCGATTAAGCATTGGGGTACCAGTAAGCATCAGTCGCCGCTTGGCTTTAGCCCCAAGTAGAAACGACGCCTTAGCCCGTTTGGACGTGGGGTTTTTAAGGTAATGCGCTTCATCATAGATCACCATATCGGGAGCCCATGCGCGTAGCTGCTCATAGATATACCGTTTAGACACCAAGTCGTAGTTAGCTATAACGACGTTGTTAGTAAATAGAATTTGTGTCTTGCCATTCGCAACCACTTGGGTGAGTAGGTTATCCGACCATTGGTCAAATTGCTCCTGCCACATATACTTTAGTGATGCCGGACACAATACTAAAATGCGGCGAGCGTCTAGGTACCGCAAGGCCTCAATAGTTTGTACCGTTTTGCCTAGCCCTTGCTCGTCGGCCAGCAATAAATTCTTATTAGCCACAATCGTTTGGATGCCTTCCTTCTGGTAGTCGTATAAGAAATCTGGGAGGGTTAGTCGAGCTGGTGGCCGTAAAAGTTTATCTCTAAACATCTCGGTACCAATGCCTGAAAGCTCTGCGGCTCTCATGGCCAATGCCCAGTCTTTAGTTTTCCAAGCTGTGTTTCCAGCGGACCACTTCATCCGGCATTGTTTCGGTATGTCTTTCTCCTCGCGACTGCAAGCATAAAAATACTCTTGCGTTATGGGGTCATAAGTTAAAGTTGGTTTACTCATTTTCTTTATCCGGTTCGCTTGCGTCCAGTTGGCGTATCCGTTCCTGACACACATGGATAATTTTTTCATAGTCCAGTCGTCGCTCACCCTTCTTGGTGCGTAATACACGTTTAACAATATCAGCGTCCCATGGGTTTAGGTTGTACTCAAGCCAAATATCCCATGGTTGTATTTTATATTTGGAATAGTCCGAGGCACCAATGTTATGCGATCTTATATCGTCACTCATCTTACAACGCTCCCAATGTTTCAAAGAATAAAAATAAAATAAATGTGAAGACGTAATACCACACCACTAACGCAACCGCAGCCAGTAAAAGACGGACTAAAACGTTGTAGCATACTCCGCCTAGAGTCCTATCGTTTTCATCTAGGTTTGGACCGAAACAAACAAAAAACAAGGCCCCTATCAACGAGCCCCAATACACTATACTAAATAACGCCGCTTGCCAATAAGTTATCATATCAATCATTTTTTTACCTCCTGTTCCATACGCTCTAGCCAACACTCTGCCATTTCACACTTCAATTCATCACTGGCATAATCCGACGCATACCAACTCTGTTCAACCGCTGCTAGTACCACCTCACGATCATTACGTAATTCCCTACTCGAATAAGACAACGCCCTCCCACTCTCCTTAACCGCTGCTATCACCACGTCACGATCACCACGCAACTCATCACTAGCAAACTGCAACGCAAGCCCATTCCGACTAACCGCTGCTAGTACCACCTCACGATCATTACGCAATTCATAGCTCGCATGCTCCAAATTCCACCCCCACTGCTTCACCGCTGCCAACACTTCCGCCTTTGTACTGTTTTGATCAATCATTTTTTACCTCCTAAAAATCTAATATAGAATTAATTATGTCCTCACTCGCATAATACAACGAAGACCGCCTACGCCTTACCGCTTGCCTCACCACCTCAATGTCATTGCGCAATTCCTCACTCGCATACTTCAACATACCCCCCTCCTGCATCACCGCTTCCATCACAACTTCCTTGTCATTCCGTACATTAGCACCTGCATGCTCAAACGCAAACCGCAATGCACGCCCATCCTGCTTCACCGCTGCCAGTACCACATCACGATCATTCTGCAATTCCTTACTCGCATACTCCAACGCAAGCCCATTCTGCTTCACAGCCGCCAGTACAACTTCTTTATCCCCCGACGCCAGCATAAAGTGACTGCCCAAGTATATATCCTTCAATTCCTCCCTCGCATAATACAACGTCAATCCATTCTGCGTCACCGCTGCCAGTACAACATCCCGATCAGATTTCAATTCATCACTGACATAACACAAAGCATATGCATCCTGCTTAACCGCTGCCAGCACCAGGTCTTTATCATTTTTAAATGCCCTGACGCAATCCGACAACGCACTCCCCTTCTGACTCACCACTTTCAGTATAAAATTACGATCATTCTGCAATTCCTTACTCGCATACCTCAACGCCCAGCTATTCCGACTAACCGCTTCCCACACCACCTCACGATCATTCTGCAAGTCCGCACTTGCATACGCCAACGCATCCTTCCCCGTAAGAAAGGTCTGCACAGCTCTCAGTACCACATCCCGATCATTACGCAACTCAACACTCGCATAATACAACGCATACCCGTTCTCTCGCACCGCTTCCAACACCTCTTCTTTTGTACTGTTTTCATTAATCATTTTTTACCTCCTTTTTTAATTCACTTTTCAACTCATCACTTGCATACTCCAACGCATCACAATTCCACTTCAATGCTTCCAGTAACACATCTTTATCATTCTGTAACTCATCAGATGCATACCGCAACGCACTCCACTTCTGCCTCACCGCTGCCATCACAACCTTTTTATCATTCCGCAATTCCTCACTTGCATACGCCAACATATGCCCGTCGTCCCACACAGCCCACAACACCACTTCCCGATCATTACGAAATTCATACCACGCATACACCAACGCATACCCATCCGTTTTAACCGCTTCCAATACGACCTCACGATCACCTTTTAATTTATAACTCGCATACTCCAACGCACGCCCATCATATCTCACTACGTCCAATACCTTTGCTTTTGTGCAAAATTTCAAGCAGGAACCCCTTAGTTTATCAATCATTTTTTACCTCCAATCTTCACAAATCCATTATCACTGCGTTTATACTGCAACTTCAACAACGCACGCTCCAGACGCTTTTGTTCCTTGACACTTAGGTGTATTATGTCTCGACCTAAACCGTCCCAAACATCACTCAACTGGAACCCGTCTCTCACGCCTTTAGTCAACCACTCTTGGATAACTCTTTCAAGCTCGTCCACTTCAATGCGACTAGTCTGAGCTTTCTTGGCTTGCTCCATCGCTTCTGCCGATTGCAACACCAGTCCATTTTTTAACCCAGCGTACCGCTTTTTGTAAACGACCAACGCCTCCGCATACAACTGCGGTAAATCTTCGGTAAGCGTTGGAACGTCAATGTCGTACACCTCGACCGGCCATATCCGACGGTTCCCAGTAACGCTATTCAAAAATTGGTTCTCGTTTGTTGTGCCCATAAACACACACTGGCGCGGAACGTCCTCGGTCAACTTCGCATACGCCAGTCGTGCTCGGTCAACCTCGCGAGATATAAACGCCTTAACACTCGCCACCGTATTCGACCGGCTCATAAAAGCATTAAGCTCTGAGTCCTCAATAATCAACTTACCTTTGATCTGCTGAATGGCATCGCCAGTTTTGTTAATATCGCCCAGCGAATCCGTGAACCAACTGTTAAACACCGACAACGCCTTAATGGCGGTGGACTTGCCTTGCTCTTCTGGGCCCACCAACACCACCATGTGATCATACTTGCACCCCGGCTCATAAATCCGTTTAACTATCGCACACATCAACACCTCACCGACCTCACGATTAAATGCAGTGTCTTCTGAATGGCAATATTTCGGAAACAACCCACGTACCCGCTCCACACCGTCCCACTCCGGCAACTCACTAAACCACTTCTTGACTGGGTGAAAACTTTTCTCAAACCCAACAGTCCGAGCGGCTTGGTATATCTGGTTAACCAAGGGGTCAAACTCCATGTCATTAAACAATGTTTTAATAGATAGTAAATCATCGTCCGTCACTGAAATACCGTTCGGCATACAGTCCGCTTTATCAAATGCGTGCCAACTACATGGCCCTAGCCACACCGTCTCACGACTCCACTCATTGTAGCCCAACTTGCCCTTAAACTCTTTCATGTTCTTTAAAAATATGGCGCAGTCTCGGACACAAAAATTCTGAGCACTCACGGTGCCGTGTTTGGTTTTGTGTAGCTTGTCGTGCCACGGGCACACTTCATCAAACTGAGCGTCCACTTTCTCTTGGGGAAGCACGTCATTAAGCCCTTGGCCCGGAGAACAGCCAGAATCTATAGGGCCTAGGGCTTTCAGTGCTTCCTCAACAGAATGCGAACCGATCTCGTTTTGTCTTGCGCTCAATGCGCTCACAAGCGTGGTGGCCAGCTCTTTAGTACCTAATGGTGGCGAGAAACAATCCGCGTCTGCCACAATACCTAATACCACCTTGGGCGACAACCCTAAATCGTAGCCTCGACAAGCCATTTTATACAAGGCATTGTTGCGCTCGCCCTCGCCAATCACACCGAACTGTTTAATGTAGCCTGTCAACAGCAGCTTATCTGTTTTATTGTCCGTAAAATAACCAGTACCCCCACACACTTCCGCATCTTTTTGCATCAATAATAAATGTAGGCCTTCCGGTATCTCGACAATGTTTGAAAATTTGTTCTCGCCGCCATCCAGTTGGTACGTACCCGCCTCCGTTTCGCTATGGGGTATCAATACTTGGTGGCCGTCCCGCAAAAAGTCCAACCCTTCGTAAGCTGCCAAGTTTTTCTTGTAGCTAACGCCGCTTTGGAAGATCTTGTAGTACAAATGCAGGCCCCCAGTCGGGGTGCTCACCGTAACGCCTGCGTTAGACATAAAATCAAACCCAAGGTCGTCGGCTAACCGTTGTAGGCTAACCATTCCATTAATCTCTGGCCGCACGTCCACATCGATAACCATATAGGGCTCACGAATCACCCAGCCCGCTGAGCTTGTTGTGTAGTAGTTTGCGTCAAACGCATCTGGAAGCTCTAACTGCGTCCAGTTTTTTACCGTGGGTACCTTGCCCTTAAGTGGCATGGTTATAAGTCCGTTGTCATAAAAAACTTTAGCGGTTTTTAGTAATGCCGCACTCGGCTTTAATCGGGTCATTGGCTGTTCTCCTGATTTGATATTGATAAGGTAATCTAAATATAAACTACTTAGTCGCGCTTGTAAAGTGTTTCATAGTAGTTAAATAGTAATGGCTTTTTAGGCTTGCTCTTTTTAATATATGGCTTTTCTTGCTCGTCCTGAGCATTTAAATTCATACTGTTATTAGCCGCAACGCGCCCAGCGTTGTTGGCGGCAGTAAACTTTGATTGCGCCTGCAGCCATTGGGCATTCTGTTCGCTTGAGTAAGCCGGTAGTGGATTTAACATTAGCGGGTCGCGCTTAAAATCCACAGCAACTGGATTTCGCTCAACAAACTATAGGGTATCGGAACCTGTCTAGGCGTTGGCGGGGTGATTTCTTGACGTAGGGCCCGTCTAGGCGTTGGCGGGTCCAGCTCTCGGTAGGGGATTACTTGGACTTGGTCAAGAAAACTCACCCGAGCGTTTTTACGGTACGTGTAGGGGAACGTAGGCTGGCCATAGTTTGGCTGAGTACGTGCCTCCCGTTCATACTTATACTTTAAACTTGTGTACTTAGCTATGCCCGTCGGTTTAATGTTGTTTGGTTTCATAAATACTTCTCCTATAAGTTTGACTGTCTGCGGGTTGAACAAAAATACTCCAGTATACATTTCATCGGGAACAAATACCCATAGCGCGTAAAAAAGTCTCTATTGAACGCTCTAGCTTTTTGCGCTATTTGTTCGGAATCTAAGTCTTCGCAAGAATCGACGACCAAATACTTATCGAAATGATTTTCCGGCAAATGGTAATGTGTCGGACGCGTAAAACTTGTAAACTCGGTTTGCACCGCCTTGGATTGTTTTGACCCCACTGGCTTTTTTAAATCTTCACAATCTGTTTGAGTCGCTTGTGTTTTTGTTGGAATTACTTCACGACCAGTGACTTCAGTCGACGAAAAAAGATCTAACGGACTCACTATAATCGGACCATGGACGCAATCTAAATGGCGGTTCTCAATCGCAACCATCGGCATTTTATTTGTTTGCGCGCCAGCTTCCCTAACAAACGTTGGCTGGCGCACTTGGGCGGTTTCAATACGTGGCGTCACTTGCCCCCGGCCCCTTGCTCCATTTTCGTTATCATATCGCCCATCAAGTCTCTAATTAGTAACATAAATTCCTGCTGATAACAAGTCGAACCGGCTATCTTTTTCGCTAAAATTGTGTCAATCTCTGTGTCGGCTTCATAAACTTGGGACACTGCCATAGCCATGAACGCCGACAACGCCCATGTGACCGTCACGCCCTTGTCTTTACAATACGCTTTAAATAGTCGTGCGACTACATCTTCTGTTCTAAATGTAACCATGTGTTGTTTATTCATTATTTTGCCTCCGTGTTTGTGTTGTCTCCGGCAAAGAATGCCCGTGCACAATTTGCGTGGTAATGGTATGCCCGTGTAAGGTCTGAATGGTACTGATATGCCGAATTAAGGGTTACGTACATCAGGTTTGCGCCGGTAAGTTTTGCGCCGCAATGGTATGCCCAATCAAGGATGGCGCGATTAAGTTTTGCGCCGCTAAGGTTAACCTCGAACAAATTTACGTCAAAAAGGTCTGCGTTTCTCAAGTCTAACCCACTAAGGTTCGCCCCCGATAAATCAATAACCGCATCGGGGTTTTCCTTCCGCCATTGGTTCCATGCCGGTACGTCTGTTTTTAATAACTCAATCATTTTTTGTCTACCCATTGTTTTACCTCCTTGTTTTTAAATTTTGGTAAATCTTTTTGTTTCAGTAGCAAATCCGCGCAACCCCACGGGCCGCCAAACGGCCCACCATCCGAAGCCCATTGGCAATGCAACACACCGTCCGCGTATTCATCCATAGTTCCTATAGACACAAACGAAACACTGGTTCGGTCATATTTCATTTCAAATTCAAACATGTGAAAGGCCAAAGTAGAAAGAATCTGGATAAAATCAGCATCATTCGGTGTAAATAGTCTTGGTAAACCTATAATGCAAACCTGAGCTGGCCCACTCGTTACATCATTAGAAATTTTGGCAATACGTCCACTTGGAACTGTATGCCGGAAAGAGTCTAAGTCCGGGACCACCTCTCTATCAATATAAAAATGGCCCAAGATCTCCCAGTCCATTCCTATTTTTTCTTTTACGCTATCCGTTATCATTGTTTTACCTCCTTGTTTGTAAATTTTGCCATGTCGCCCTTGTCTTTACAGTACGATTTTTTTATTGGAACTGTATAGAACCTACCCAAAAGCCTCGAGTCGCAATTTTCGATCAGTCTAACCATAGCCCAATTGGCCGAAATATGCTCATCGAGCGTACCCTTTGAGCGATCCCAATTTGTACGGAGGTCAATAAACATTCGCTCAAACGCCGTCATAGCGTCATACTCCCGCCAGTCTACACCATCCGCGCCCCCCTCCCAATAATGAGTCCGAAGCTCAAACAATGACAGATACACTGCATAACCGAGTAGTTCTAGGGCCCCCTCATCGCTCAGAATATGGTTATAGTCAATGAAACCCCACAACTCATTTAAGTCCATACCCTTTGAGTTATCCCCATCAAATCTAATGCACCCTTTGCCCCTAAATGAGTTCCAAATCCCACTAATATCCATATCGTAAACACTAGCATTGTATCCATCCATGTCGTGCTTCCGCATGACATAGTTCACTACATAATCAATGAGTTCAGCATCCGATTTAGTCATTATTTTTCCTCCGCGGTCTCAGTTTTTGCGATGTCGCCCTTGATCTCAACAGCTAATCGTCCGCCCGGCCTTGCATTTTTCACTAAAATAGTACCCGCCTCAATGGCCTCGTCGATCTGGGCCTTGCCCTCCCTGACGTTGTGGCCATATTGCACTAAAAACTCAGCAACTATATCAACTGAACGCATCCCACTACACCATTTGACCGGCAACACTGCCGGCCCGTTAAATAATTGTATCGCCACTAACTCATGGCCAATGTATAGGTAAGCTGCTTGAGTTGTGTGGACTTCTAACGGATTGGGTACTACTTTAGCCCCGGACGCTCCAGGGCTTTTTAGTTTAGGGATCTTTAAGGTTAGTGTCATTTGTTTAATTCCTTTTTATAATATGCCGCAACACTTCAGCCATAACGTCGATGTCTTTTTGGAGTTCCTCTCCCGCAAAATCAAAAGCCAGGGGGTTATTTTTTACAGCTTCCAACACAAGTTCCTTATCGCCCCGCAATTCTTCACTAGCATATTTCAACGCATACCCATTCTGTTTTACCGCTTCCAAGACTTCTACCTTTGTACTCTTTGTGGTTATCATTGCTTCTGTCCCTCAGTATTACTCAATGCTTCAATTATAGATAGTGCTTCCGCCTCGGCATATTCATAGCCATAACATCCAGAAAGCGAATCAACACATTCGCCCGTCTCATCCCTTATGATAAACTCCCAAACGTCACCTTGAATGTATTGGTTATATACATTAAATTCAGAATCAAGCGACTTTATAGCTTGAATCCTTGTCATTTTTTCTTTTTTGATTATATTTTTGTCAACAAAAATAAAGCCTACTTGTCCACTATCCCATGGACAGCTGAACGGAGAAGTAGATAGTGATGTGCCGCTGTGGTCATACATATAAACCGGTTTAATACATGATGGGTATATGTCATGTTGTTTAATTAATTCCTTCCGAACGCAATCCCAACTATCAAGAGAATCAAACTCTTGCCTTGACAGGTGCGATTCATTGGGTAAGTTGTAGCGATTATGAAATAGTGCAAATTTTGAAACATTGCACCATTCTCTTGGGGATTCGCTGTCATCGGATTGCTTAATCTCAAATGTATATCCTTTTTTTGTCATTTTTTTACTCCATTTAATTAATTTAAATAATACCCAGCGGTAGCCATTGCATCACTTATAGTGTCAAAATCGCCATCACTATACACTAAGCCAGTCTCATTAAACACTTTGAGCCACACACGGCCGTTGATTTTAGATATTTTTAGCATTTTTTAGTCCTCCTATTTACTATCCTAACCCCGTAAACAATCAAACAGCTCTGCCAAATAGTCATCTAAGCCCAGCGCATCGTTGGAATATGAACGTTCAACATAATCACTGCCCCAGTAGCCTTGGACTTGTTTACGTCTAGTATCAATATAGATATTAGGCCCGCCAAAAGTTACACATACTCGGGAGCCTAAATATTCTACATCCCTTGAAACAGTGTACTCAATATCCAACGCATCGCCCAAATAATGGCCGGCACATGGACAACCCCATTCCTCAACGTCCCGTTCA